AGCAGACTTCGACACAGGAAACATGAGATACAAAGCAAGAGAAAGATATGCTTTTGGATTCTCTGATCCTCGTTGTGTGTTTGGATCACCAGGCGCAGCTTAACGAACAATTGTTCGATTATTAAAAGGGTGGCTTGCGAGTCACCCTTTTTTTATGTATAATAAAATTACCTTGACGAACAATTATGTTCGACAACAGCCAAGACAAGGAGATTAACATGGCTAATACAACATTCTCAGGTCCTATTAGATCTGAAAGCACTATTAAAACAATTAGTAAAGACGGAACAACTGGAACTATCACAGAAGTTATAACTATGGGTGATGCCCCAGTAGCATTAGCAGACGAGGATAAAACACTCGACAATGCAACGCACAGCGGAAGAACAATGGTTGTCCCAGCTGTAGCAGCTAATAGAACAATCACACTTCCATCCCCAACAGCAGGAGCCACCTTCAAGCTTATATATGGCGGTGCAGCTGAAGAGACAGAAAATCTAATAATTGATTCTGGCTCAGACACTAACTACTTTATAGGTGGTGTTCAGCACTTAGATACTAATGCGGATAACGTGGCAGTATATGCAGATGGTAATTCAAACTCAAAACTAACACTTACTGATTTTGGTATTATGGAAATTAATATTATAGCTAAAGATTCAACAAATTGGTATATTTGGGGTAACGTAGTATCTGCGACAGCACCTGCTTTTGCCGATCAATAATAGGGGGTTATCATGGCAGTTAGGTCTGACGTAAAAGCCTTTAATCACGATCAAGGTGATGCCGCAGCGGTTGTAGGTCCTGCAAGATCAAGGATAAGACAAGTTGTTATATTTGGTAATTCTGCTGGTGCATTAACAATTAAAGATGGATCAGGTGGATCAGATATATTGGTTCAAAGTTTTCCAACAGGATTACATACTTTGAATATTCCAGATGCAGGAGTGTTGGCTGAAAGTGGAGCATACATACATGCCTTTTCTGGTAGTGGTAATAAACTTACTTTGTTTTTATCCTAATGGCTAGAAAACAAGACAAGCAACCACCTAAGACTAAAAAATATTTCCGCTCCACTAAAAGTGGTGCGGGAATGACTAAGGCAGGTGTTGCTCGATATAGAAGAGAAAATCCTGGTAGCAAATTAAAAACTGCTGTCACTGGCAAAGTAAAAAAGGGTAGTAAAGCTGCTAAAAGACGTAAATCTTATTGCGCAAGATCATTAGGGCAACTTAAAAGAGCATCAGCTAAAACAAGAAATGATCCTAATTCAAGAATTAGACAAGCTAGAAGAAGATGGAAGTGTTAATGAAAGCGTCAGAGGTTTTGAAATTGTTAGAAAAACATGAACAATCTTGTGATAAAAGATATGCTGAAATTCAAGATCATTTAAAAAAATTAGATAATAGATTATGGATGATTGTGTCATTAATCATTGTTGCTAGTGGGTTGGAGCAATTAATATAATGGTTATGGGTAGATCGCAAATGAATCAACAAATTTCAAAGCCACCGAACAAAAAGAAAAAAGTAAAAAAAATTGTAAAGGTGAAAAAAAATGCCAAAAGACGCTTGTTACAGAAAAGTTAAAGCTCGCTACAGAGTTTTTCCAAGTGCTTATGCTTCAGGAGCCATTGCAAAGTGCCGAAAGGTAGGTGCAGCAAATTATGGTACTGGAGGCAAAAAGAAAGCCAAAAAGAAAGCTGAAGGCGGTGTTGTCAAAATGGCTGGTGGTGGTGACGTAAAATTTCAAGAGATTAAGCCAGGTTTAAGTTTAGAAGAAGTAATGAAGCAGATAAAAAATATGGACTTTAATCGTTCAGGAAAACGAGGTGCTAAGTTTACTGTTGATTCAAAAGGTAATGTAACTAAAAATTTTAAAAATGGTGGTAATGTTACTAAACAAAAACGCAAAAGACCTGCTAAAAATAAAAACATAGCCCGTGGTTGTGGTATTGTTATGAGTAATAGGCGCAAGGTTACAAAGTATAGATAATGGCTGTAAGAAAAACAAAATCTGGATTAGCTCTTAAACGATGGTTTAAAGAAGATTGGAAAGATGTTAAGACAGGAAAAGCATGTGGTCGTAAAAAAGGAGAAAAAAGAGGAACTCCTTATTGTAGACCTAGCAAACGAGTTAGTTCTAAAACTCCCAAAACTAGATCAGAGATGACAGCAGCAGAAAAAAGAAGTAGAATAAGTCAGAAGAACAGAATAGGACAACCCGCAGGTAAACCAAGAAGAGTTAAATCTCTTAGGAGAAAAAAGAAATGACAACATCTAATTCAACAGACTTTGAGCTTGACGTAGTTGAATACATAGAAGAAGCGTTTGAAAGATGTGGTTTAGAAGTTCGTACTGGATATGATCTTCAAACAGCAAAAAGATCTTTGAATTTAATGTTAGCAGAGTGGGCTAATCGTGGTTTAAATCAATGGACAATAGAACAAAGAACACAAGCCCTAACCACTAGTGATTCAGATTATTCATTGGGAACAGATGTCATTGATATATTGTCTGCCGTTGTTCGTAGAAGTGGAACAGATTTTAGTATGTCCAGAGTAAGTAGAGATACTTATTTGGCTATACCAAACAAAACAACCACTGGCAGACCAACACAGTTTTTTCTTGATAGGCAAATAACGCCTAATTTAAAAATTTGGCCCACACCTGAAAACAGTACAGATGTGATTCATTATGATGCTTTGACTAGAATACAAGATGCTGATGGCGCAACAAACACAATGGAAATACCATTTAGGTTTTATCCTTGTTTAACTGCTGGATTGGCTTACTACATATCAATGAAAAAAGCTCCTGATAGAATACAATTATTAAAAACAGTTTATGAAGAAGAATTTGAAAGAGCTATGGGTGAAGATAGAGACAGATCAAGTTTTACGGTAACGCCACAACTTAATTATTATAAGGTGGGATAATGGGAGCTTTTGCATCTGGTAAACATGCTTTTGGACTATCAGATCGTTCTGGATTTAGATACAGAATTAAAGATATGCGTAAAGAATGGAATGGTTCTTTTGTTGGTAAAGATGAGTATGAAGAAAAACATCCTCAACTTACACCTCCAAGAGTGCCAACTGATCCAGAAGCTATAAGAAACGCCAGACCAGACAGAACAGAAACTGCTGTTCCTAACATATTACCTTTGAATGCTTTTACTATCACAACATCTTCAACAACAATAACCGTTAAAGAACCTAATCATGGAAGATCAACAAGTGACACTGTTAGATTTAGAAATGTTTCTTCTATAGGTAACATTTCTAGTACAACCATAAATTCTGAAAGTGGCTTTACGATAACAAAAACAGATGATAATAATTATACATTTGATAGTGGTTCTACTTCAACCATAACACAAAAAGGAGGTGGTGGCATTGCTTCAGCAGGGCCTGTCACTATAACAAATTAATGAGTTTTACATTAGCAACATTAAAAACAGCCATACAAGATTATACAGATAATGATGAAACAGTTTTTGTAAATAATTTAAATAATTTCATTAAAGCAGCAGAAGAAAAAATATTTAAATCTGTAGATTTAGATTACTTTAGAAAAAACGTAACATCTGCTGTGTCTTTAAATGATAAATTTTTAAGCCTACCAACAGATTATCTTTCTTCATTTTCTCTTCAAATAACTACAGCAGGTAGTGAAGAATTTTTGCTTCATAAAGATGTTAATTTTTTACAAGAGGCTTACAACGCTTCTTCCTCTACAGGAAAACCACGTTATTATGCACAATTTGATATTTCTAATTTTATTGTAGCACCTACTCCTGATGCAAATTATACTGTTGAATTACATTATTACTACAGACCAGATAGTTTGACCGCAGGATCTGATAGTGGCACAACTTGGATTAGTACAAATGCACCTTTTGCTTTGCTTTATGGTTCTTTAATAGAGGCATACAACTTTATGAAAGGTGAGCCAGATGTTCAGGCTCAATATGAAAAAAATTATATTTTTTATATAGAAAGATTGAAAGATTTTGGAGAAGCAAGAGAAAACACAGATGGCTATAGAATGGGTTTACCTTCCAGACCGAGAACATAGGAGTTAAAAATGGCAACAGCAAGTGCAGCAACCACTTATTTAGAAAACAGACTTTTAAGTTTTATTTTTAAAAATAATGCCGCATCGTTTAGTTCACCAGGAGATGGTATTTATGTTGGACTAGCAACAGCAGTATCTAATTTTAATGACTCAACGGGTGAGTCTGGTGACCCCGTTATAACAGAAGCAACTTTCGGTGATTACGCAAGGCAACAAGTTACGGCAGCAAATTGGACATTAACCACTGAATCCGCTGACACACAGACAATTAAAAACACAAATGCAATAGACTTTCCAGATTCTACTGGAACAACGGAGACAATTACTCATGTGTTTGTAACTACAGCCGCCAGTGGTTCTTTAGATGTTGTAGGTTCTGGTGGTAATGTTTTATTTATAGGAGCATTAGATGCTAGTAAAACAATAGCATCTGGAGATATTTTTAGAATTAATGCAGAGAATCTGACAATAGAGTTAAAGTAATGGCACTAGTAATATCAGATAGAGTAAAAGAAACAACCACAACAACTGGTACTGGCACCCTTACATTAGGTGGTGCCGTTACTGGTTTTGAAACTTTTACTGCCAATCTTAGTGACGGGGATACAACATATTATGCTTGTACCGACAATGTAGACTTTGAGGTTGGTCTTGGGACTTTTACTGCTTCTGGTACAACTTTAGCAAGAACAACAATATTAGCCAGTTCTAATTCTGGTAGTGCCGTGAACTGGAGTGCGGGTACAAGAACAGTATTCTGTACATTACCAGCTGCAAAGACAGTTTTTTTAGACGGAAGTAACGTAGCTAATATTAGTAATTTAAAACTAGCTAGTGGTGCAACAGTTACAGCTATTCTTGATGAAGATGGATTATCTTCTGACAGTGCTACATCTTTAGCAACACAACAATCAATCAAAGCTTATGTAGATGCTCAAGTAACTGCACAAGATCTTGACTTCCAGGGTGATAGTGGTGGTGCCTTAAATATAGACTTAGATAGTGAAGTATTAGATATAGCTGGTGGAACGGGTATCGACACAAGTGGTTCTGGAAACACACTTACTGTAGCTATTGACAGCACTGTAGCCACTTTGTCTGGTACACAGACTTTGACAAATAAAACGATTGATGCCAGTCAACTTTCTGGAACTGTAGCTAATGCAAGACTAGATGCTCAACTGCAAGACGTAGCAGGATTAGCCGTAACTAATGGTAATTTTATTGTAGGTGATGGTTCTAATTTTGTTGCAGAGTCTGGTTCAACTGCAAGAACATCACTAGGTCTTGGCACGGCTGCTGTAACGGATACTGGTATTTCTAATGGTAATACTTTAGTTGCAGATTCAACAGTAGCTGATGATGATTTTTTAAGAATAAATGGCACAAGTGTAGAGGGCCGTAGTGCTAGTGAAGTATTAAATGACATAGGTGCAACAACATTAACAGAGGCATCTAATGAAGCAACTGCACTTGCGATTGCTCTTGGATAGGAGATAAAGAATGGCTAATACATTTAAACTAGTAAACAATGCAGTGATGTCCTCGGTTGCAGATACGACAGATGCTTTGTATACAGTTCCTAGTTCGACAACCACTATAATATTAGGATTAACTCTTTGTAATGTTCATACAGCCCAAGTATCGGCTACTGTTGAAATCGTAGATACAAGTGCAAGTATTACATCGACTGTAATTAAAGATGCTCCTATTCCAGTTGGGGGTAGTTTAGAGATTATGTCTGGTAATAAAATAGTTGTTGAGACAACAGACATAGTAAAGGTTTCTTCTTCTATAGCTGATAAGATCAGTGCGACTATGAGTATAATGGAGATAACATAATATGCCATATATAGGTAAAAAACCTGCTGACATTATTGCAACTGTTATCGATACCACTACAGGTACGTTTAGTGGTGAGGTTGATGCTGGTTCTCTTGATGTTAGTGGAAATGCAGATATAGATGGAATAACCAATCTTGATAACACTGATATAGACGGAACACTTGATGTATCTGGTGAGGTTGCAACTGCTGATGATATAAAATTTACTAGTGGTTCTAGACATAAGTTTGTTGGTGGTGGTACTGGAAATAATCTTGAGTTAGGAACTTACTCCTCAAACAACACATCAAGAGATGTTCATTTACAAATTGATAGTGCAGGTAATGTAGGAATTGGTACTAGTAGTCCATCAACTATTCTAACAGTTTCAAGTGGTGCTTCTTCTGCTTCAGTACATTCTTATTCTAATTTAGAAATTGAAAGCTCTTCACACTCTGCATTGCAGTTCTCTGGTAGCACAGCTGCAGAGCAATGGATTTGGTTTGCTGATGATACAACAGCAACTCCAGTTGGTGGTATTACCTATTATCATGCTGGACCATATATGGGATTTAGAGTTGAAGGCTCAGAACGTATGAGAATAGACAGCAGTGGCAACTTGTTGGTGGGCAAGACTGACCAAACTGCAAATGTCGCAGGAACTGAAATTGAGGGAAGTGGTACTATAGTTTCTACAAGAGACAACAATACTAATATGTTTCTTAATAGAAAAACAAGTGATGGCAATTTAATTGAGTTTAGAAAAGACAACACTGTTGTAGGAAGTATTGGTGTTCTTTCATCAAGAATATATATTGGTAACACAGATACAGCATTATTTTTTAATGACTCTAGTAATGCAGTTACTCCTTACAATATTACGTCAGCATCCCAAAGCAATGGTGTACTTGATTTAGGCACAAGTGGCACACGTTTCAAAGACCTCTACCTATCAGGTGGTGTTACTACAGGCACTGAATCTAATTTTGTATCTGCCACTTCAACAAATGTAGTTGCTAAGTCAACAAACGGAAATGGTGGCTATTTAAATTACTCAGGATTATCAAGTGGTGGCACAACAACATTTAGTGTTACTCATAATGGTAATGTTTATGCAGCAGATGGTATTAATTTAGGTGGCACTGGTTCAGCTAAT